CCCCGAGGGCAAGGCAACCCCCAAAGCACCGTCTGGAAGCGGTGCGTAGTACCAGTCATCACTTGATGTAACTGGTACTACTGACAGCTTGCTGTCAGTCTCGCGAGGTATATAGGATACCTCGCAACAAGGAGAAAACGCGTATGGCCAAACGTCAGAAAATGTCGCCCCGCATCAGCAAAAAAGTCTTCCGAAAGGGAGCTTCCCGGGTCGCTACGAAAAACGTAGCGGTCCGTCCGATGCGCGGCGGCTACCGCCTCTAAAAAACGAAAGGCCAAAAACAATGCCGTGTTTTCGACCTCTCACCGGTTACCGGTCCGCGTACGTCAACGCGGGTTCCGGTAAACGTAGCATCGTCTTCAACCGTCGTGAAGCCCTGCCTGAGGATCATCCTCAGGGGGCTCCCATCACACTACCTTGCGGCCAATGCCGCTTCTGCCGTCTTGAGCACTCGCGACAAATGGCTCTTCGGTGCCTACACGAATCCTCTCTCTATGAAAAAAACTGCTTCCTTACTCTAACTTACAACAATCAGTCTCTACCCCGTGGGGGCACCCTGGATTACAACGCGCCAGTGCTCTTTATGAAACGGCTTCGGGACCGGTACGGTCCCTCCATTCGCTCCTTCGGCTGCGCCGAGTACGGCGAGCTATTACAGCGTCCGCATTATCACATACTCATCTTCAATCACGACTTCTCCGATAAGGATCTCATCAAAGGGGGCAAGTACCCCCTGTTCCGTTCATCTGAACTGGAAAAACTCTGGCCTTTTGGCCACTCTTCAATCGGTGAGGTGAACTTTGAAACAGCTGCCTACGTTGCTCGGTACGTTTGCAAAAAAATTACTGGCCCGCGTGCTGCTCTACATTACGAGTCGGTTGATCCGCAATCTGGAGAAGTCGTCTCCCGGCTCCCAGAAAGGGCCGTCTGCGTTTCCCGCAGACCCGGAATAGGCCGTACCTGGGCGGAAGCCAACGCGGCTTTCGTCCGACACCATGATTTCGTGGTGCTGCGCGGAAAAAAAGTTCGACCCGCGAAGTACTACGATCGCATTTTTGACCTTGCGGACCCGGAAGGTTTCGCTAAGGTCAAAGAGAAACGTAAAGCAGGAGGTGAACGGGCCTCAGCTAGACTCGAAGAGGAATCCGCCGCCGCGTTCGCGCGGTATTGGAAAAAAGGCGGGTCTGGTCCGATGCCCGAACACCGACTTTACGTGTTAGAAAAGTGCCTGGAACTGAAATTCCAGGAATTCAAACGAGGATATGAAAATGAAACTGAAAGTGTTCTCCGTGTTTGACTCAAAGGTCCAGGCGTATGCTCGGCCCTTCTATCTGCGCACCTTGCCGGAGGCGGTGCGGTCTTTTCAGGCGGCCTGTGACGACTCACGCAGTGAGCTTTCCCAGCATCCCGAGGACTACTCTCTGACCGAGCTTGGCGAGTACGATGATGAAACCGGGATGTTTACGAACCTTCGGGCTCCGATCAATCACGGAACAGCCGCCGTTCTTCGCGTCCCGCCTAAGGCGGGACAACAGGTCGACCTGGTCGACCGGCTTAACGCAGTCAAAATCAACCCTGAACTGGCCGCCGGAAGCGGCTGCTGAAAGGACGACTCACAATGTTTGGCATCTCCCAGGGCTCTCAGCCTTCTGTCATGAAGCATGACTTCTCCCAGGTTCCGAAAGCAGAGATTCCGCGTTCTGCCTTCAACCGCTCTCACGGGATCAAAACGACTTTCGATTCTGGGTACCTGGTCCCTGTCTACGTGGATGAGGCTCTCCCTGGGGATACCTTCCGTCTTTCGATGTCTTCGTTCGCGCGCCTGGCGACCCCGATCAAGCCCGTCATGGACAACCTCTGGCTCGACGTCTTCTTCTTCGCTGTCCCCGTCCGTCTTCTCTGGTCCAACTTTAAGAAATTCATGGGTGAGCAAACCGACCCGGGGGATTCCACGTCTTACCTGGTGCCTACCATTACCGGGCCCAACACCGGCGCCGGGGGCGTTGCGGTGGGGTCCTTGTCGGACTACTTCGGTATTCCGACCGGAATCGGCTCTCTGACCTTCAACTCGCTCCACCACCGTGCGTACAACCTGATTTGGAACGAATGGTTCCGGGATCAGAACCTCCAGGATTCGGTGGTGGTGGATACGGACGACGGTCCCGATACGTATGCCGATTACGTGCTCCTCAAGCGTGGCAAGCGCCACGATTACTTCACTTCCTGCCTGCCATGGCCCCAGAAGGGCACAGCGGTGACGCTGCCCCTGGGCACCACCGCACCCGTGGAACGGGTGACGGCTGCTCCCGCCTGGAAAGCCTACGTGGGCGGGACAAACAACGCGGCTGCGTCGACTTCGGCGTTGGGCATCACCACGCCGAACACCTTGCGCGATCACATTTCGGGCGACACTCTGTCGTTCGATCCGCTCACGGGTTTGCAGGCGAATCTCTCCACCGCGACGGCTGCGACGATCAATCAGCTGCGCCAAGCATTCCAGATTCAGAGGCTATACGAACGTGATGCCCGGGGCGGTACCCGGTACACCGAGATGGTCCGCGCTCACTTCGGCGTCACTTCCCCCGACGCGCGACTTCAGCGCCCCGAGTACCTGGGCGGGGGTTCCACGCAGATTACGTTCACCCCGATCCCTCAGACCGGTGCGACCGGCGCGACCGGTACGCCGCAAGGCAACCTGTCGGCCATGGCCACACACAGTCAATCGGGAATGGGGTTCACGAAATCTTTCACCGAGCACATGGTTCTCCTGGGCCTCGTCTGCGTCCGGGCCGACCTGAACTATCAGCAGGGTTTGAATCGAATGTTTTCGAGGCAAACCCGTTGGGACTTCTACTGGCCGGCGCTCTCTCACATCGGCGAACAAGCGGTGCTCAACAAGGAGCTTTACGCGCAAGCGGACAGCAATGACGACCTGACGTTCGGATATCAGGAGCGCCATGCCGAGTACCGGTACAAGCCCTCGCAGATCACGGGCAAGTTCCGCTCTACAGCCTCTGGCACTCTGGATGTTTGGCATCTGGCCCAGAAGTTTACGTCGCTGCCGACCTTGGGAGATACGTTTATCAAAGAGGCTCCCCCGATCGATCGTATCGTCGCGGTCAATACAGAACCGCAGGTACTCTTCGATGGGTACATCAACCTCAACTGTGCTCGTCCGATGCCGATGTACGGCGTCCCGGGCAACCTGGACAGGTTCTAATATGTGGCCTCTACTGCTCGGCCTGGGCGGGATTGCGGCTAACGCGATTGGCCAATCTCAGGCCAACGCGATGAACCAAGAGCAATTCACGACCAATATGATGAACAACAACATGCAAGCCGAAGCTCAACGTCAATGGGCGACCGGGATGGCCAACTCGGCGCACCAGCGCGAGGTTGCCGATCTCAAGGCTGCGGGTCTGAATCCGATCCTGTCTGGGCTGGGTGGTGGCGGTGCCACCACCCCTTCGGGGGCCACCGGCAGTAGCTCGGTGGGCAACGCGGCCCAGAACCCCATGGCAATGGCGTCTTCCGCGCTTGAGCTCGTGAGGCTCAAGCAAGAGCGGGATCGTAACGAGTCGCAGATCGACCTCAATGACGCTCTTAAGTCCGCCGCCAGGGCGGACGCTGCACTCAAGGCCAACAACTCGAGAACTGCGGCTGCGAACGCAATTCAAGCGGAGGCCGAAACCCCGGCAGTGATTGCCGCGGCCAAGCTTTCCGAAAAAAGGGCCCGATTCGATGAGGGCCTGGTCAAGTACGACGGGGTCGCTGACCGCGTCGGGCGGGCCGTCGGCATGATCACGAACGGCTATACCGCTTTCTCGCGCGGTGGCTGGCACTCTCGGGCCCGGAACAAGGGCTTTGCCGAGGGATACGAAAAAGGAACCCGGGCCGGAATGCCCGTCGACTAAGAGGAGACGAAAAATGTCAATGCTAAACGAACAAGGGAAGCTGAAAGCGCATGTGAAACCCGTTTGCCGGGACGGCCTGGCGGAGTCCGTTGATCCCGGGCTGTCCTTCAAGGACGACCCCGGCCGGACCGACCAAAGCCAAGCCGCCGCCTGCAACGTCAATTCGATCATGGAGCGGTTCCTCAGAACCGGGGTTCTCCCCGGTGTCGATGCGCCGCGTCTCTATGGCGACTTCTCTGACGTGCCTGACTACCATGAGGCGATGGGAATCGTCGCTCGTGCGAACGAACAGTTCGCCGGTCTGAACGCCCAGGTGCGTGCCCGGTTTTCGAACGATCCGGCCCTCTTCCTGGCGTTCTGTAACGACCCCGGGAACGCCCAGGAAATGATCAAACTCGGCCTTGCCACCGAGGCCCCACCGGCCGCGCCCAAAGGCAATAGCGGCGATCCTCGTGCGTCTGGTGGGGCACAAACTCCCCCCTTGCCAGCGGCCCCCGAGGGCAAGGCAACCCCCAAAGCACCGTCTGGAAGCGGTGCGTAGTACCAGTCATCACTTGATGTAACTGGTACTACTGACAGCTTGCTGTCAGTCTCGCGAGGTATATAGGATACC